CGTCCTATTTTATAAATTGTTCCTATGCTTATGTCTGATGAATTTACTGTTAATTCTTTAGCTATATTATTTTGAAATGTATCAAACATTGCTTTATTTAACTTTGTTGTTCCGTTTTGAAAATTAATTTTGTCCATTTATTTTCTCCTCAACTTTCTTATTTTTTTCTTTTTCTGTCTCATATTTCTTAATGTCCATTTGTTCTTCTTCATAGCATAATTTATCAACTTGATTTTTTATCTTCTCTAAAATCAATTTTATTATACAAGGTGGCAATTGTGTATTATTTATAGTCTCTATTATTTTTTTCTCACCATCTCTAATCATTAAACTCGTAGGTTTCATTTTGTTCCTCCTTCATTTTTTGTTCTTCTTTCCATTTTAGATATTCATTATAATCTTTATTAATAAAATCTGGTTTTTGTATTTCTTTTATTATAGTATTCATTTATACCTCCTTAATTTTGCTGGTATGTTATATAATCTATCATTCCATCTACTACTTTAATTCCAGTAATTGTTATATTTTTCAATTCAATGTTTAGAAGTGATAAATTCCATTTAGTTATTAGCCCATTTTCAACTGTTATTCCACCCCCTGCTTTTGAAAATAAAGTTCCACTTGCTGTATTCCTTATATAAGGTACATCATCAATATCTTTGAAAGAAAATACGTGTGTGAAATATGTTCCATCAGAAGAAGTTTTTGAAATATTTAAAGAAACTCCATTATGCAGACTTAAAAAGAGATATCCATTATCCTCTTGAGTTGATACTAATCCTCCTATTTCATTTCCATTATTATTATAAAATCTAATTCCACTTCCTGAAAAATCTATTAATTTTTTTCCATCATTTGCTACAACTTTAAAATTTCCTTCTTTGACACTCACTTCTCCATCATCTGTTAACTTGAATTTATCACTTGTTATACTAATTCTATTTCCTTTCAATGCGATTTTATCAGCACTAGCATTTATTTCACTTATTAAATTTTTTGTATCTACTTTTAATTCTATTTTTGCATTTATATTCTTTTCTAATGTATTTATTTTTCCACTTGTTTCTAATGAAATCTTTGAGCTTGTTTCTTCTAGTTTTGAATTTACTTGAATAGAAGTATCATAACTATCTAATTTTTCATTTACAGACAATTTAATTTCCTGTGCTGTCTGTTTTATTTCACTATCCATTTTTACATTAGTTGCAAATACTTCTGAATATTCACTTTTTATTGCCCATTTTGCTGATATTTCCGCAGTATAATTTTTTATTGATAAAGTATTATTTCCTTCTTCTAGCATTATTGAAACTGTTCCCAAACTTTCTGTAACTACTTTATCTTTTATTGTTCCATCTGCATTTATTCTTCTAATAACTTGTGCTTTTCCTTCTTTTAAAATATATTCATCATATACTGTTCCATTTTGCCTTAATGTATCTTGTATATTTAACTCATACTCCTTGCTTTTACCATTTTGGTCTTTTATTACTATTAAACTATCTCCTTTTAGATATAAATCATCGCTTAAATATAAATTATCACTTAATTTTAAAGATTCAAATACTGTATTATTTCCTTTTATGTGTAATTCTAATAAATTTCCTTTTATACAGTTTTCTAATGATATTGTTCTTATTCCTTCTATACTTCTAGTTAAATCTGCCATGTTAGATACTTTATCTGTTATACTATCCATTGTTTGCTCATGTTTAGTTAGTTTTTCTTCATGATCTGTTGTTTCTTGTATTAAATCTTGTATTAATCCTTCATTTTTCTTTGCTAGTCTTTCTACTTTTAATGTCTTTTTTTCTTCTTTTGTTGTAACTTTATATTCTGTTTCTGTTGTTTCTGGTATTTCCGCTTCTATATCACTTGTTATCCCTGTATTAATTGTTATATTTGCTTTTAAATAATATGATTTATATAAATTATCTTCTCTATCTCCAAGTTCAATACAAGCACATGGATTTAACCACATTATTCCTACATCAGAGGCTTCAAATGAATAATATTCTAATCCTTTTACTTGTTCAAACATACCTTCAATAACTTTTTCTCTTTGAAATTCTATAAACTCATTTTCGTCAAATCTAATCTCGCATCTTCCATTTTGCTTTATACTATCTTGGTCTTTTTCTTCTACATTATCTTCTACATCTCCACGTCCTAAAACCAGAGCATTTACAGGTCCAAAATTTTCCTTTATTGTTAAATCTGTCAAATATGATTTATCTATCTTTTCTATAGCATTATCATTTACTTTATATAAGTTAAGTTTATTTTCTTCTATAAATGCTGTTGTTAAAGTTGCCTGAGCTATTTTTTCTAAAACATCTCTATATGTTAATTCTTGAACTGTAAAAAAATCTTCTGTAACATCTAAATCTGCATTATAAAAGTCTGCTGAAAATAATTCTACTCCACAAACTTCACACATTCTTTGCACTAGCTTTAACATTTTGCAAGGATATGTTAGTTGTAATTCTGATTGCTTAAAATTTTTCATAAATCTAATCATTCTGTCATATCCTGTTACTGTCATTTCATCTTTTTTCTTACTATCTTCTATGTCTTTTATAAAAAAATTTCCTAAGTCTATATACTCATATTTATCATCCACAAGTAAACCATATTTAAAATTAATATCTTTTTCTTTTATCTCGTTAGCATTTTTTACAGTTATTTCTATTTGTTTCATTATTGTTTTAAAGAGTTGGCCGTCAAAACTATACTTTAGTTCCTTTGCTATTACCTCTTTTCTTTCTTTTAACTTATAAAGTGGTATTTCATTGAAAACCTTTACTGGTAGAAATTGTATTTCTTTTAATATTGTTCCTCCAGCACATATACTTAATTCCGCTTCTTGTTGTTTTATCTGCTTAGTTATCTGTTTAAATTTATTACTTACACTCATGTTTTTTGTGCCCTCCTGTCTATTGCTGTTAGTACTACTGAAAACTCACTCCAATAACCTCCACACGCCAGCGGACTAGATTTTATAGCTTGACCATTATAAAAATCTTCCTTATATAATTGTCCTTGTTTATAGTTTGCCATATCTCTTTCTAACGAAAATTGAACACCTGATAAAAATGGGTGTTCAAGCAATGTTTTTATTAAATTAAATTGTTCATCTGAAACTATTCCAAATTTTATTTCTAATGTAGTAAAATATCCTATAAATGTTCCACTATAATGCCCATCTAATGTATTTCTTCCAGTTCCGTCACCCCATAGAGGCTCTGGTCCAGGAATTAATTCTACAATTCCTGGAACCTGGACATTATTTACTATTAATTTTGGTTCATACATATTTAGCCTCCATTCGTTGCAAATTTATTTTTACTTCTTATTTTTTCTAGTTTCTTATTTAATTCATAAGCATCTATATATAAATTAAAGTCAAAACTTAAATTTACTAATATTTGTATTATTTTTTCTAATAGTTCTATTACTTTTTTATTATTTCCTAATCCCATTTCTTGATTAGCTTTTTTATATAATGACATTATTTTGTCTTCTGGTGCAACAACTTCCCCTTGATGTCTATTATCACCTATCATGGCTAGTTGTGGTGTATTTGCTTTTACATATCCACCTTGTGCAAGTCTTGGTAAACTTAATCTATTTATTTTACTAATATTTACACCTGGTATTAAATTTATTATACCTATTGCTCCATTTATCAGTTTTATTGCTTTATTTATTGTTTTTTCAATTAGTCCTATTACTCCATTAATTCCAGATTTTACTGAATCAGAAATTGCATTTCCTATATTTATTCCTAAATTAGAAAATGCATTTTTTACTCTTTCCCATATTCCACTAAAGAAATTACCAATATTACTAAATATTCTTGTTATTCCATTATATGCTTCCTGAAATATATTAGAAAACCAATTTCCTACATTACCAAATGCATTAGTAATATCATTTTTTCTATCCTGAAACCAGTTTCCGATATTTTGAAATGCATTTTGTATTCCATTTCTTGCACTTTGAAACTTATCTGAAAACCAATTTCCTATTCCTGAAAACACCTCTTTTATTCCTTGCCATGCCCCAGATGCCGTATTTTTTATATTATTCCACAAATTTCCAAAGAAATTTTTAATAGGACTAACAATCTTTTCATTAAACCATTGTCCTGCTTTATTCCAAGCATTCTTTATTCCTTCCCAACATTTTTTTGCAGTTTCTTTCACATTATCCCAATTTTTTATTAATGCTACAATTATTGCAATTAAAGCTGCCACAGCTATAACAACTAATGTGATGGGTGATGTTAAAACTGTTAATGCTGCATTAAATAACCATGTTGCTGCCGTAGCTGCTGTTGTTGCTGCTGTACTAGCAATAGTTGCTGCTGTATTTGCAATTTTAGCACCCGTATTCACAACCCATTGTGCTGCTTGTTTTATTAAAGCCGCTGTTCCTGAAATAATATTTTTTACAAAGTCTTTTGCATATAATAAATTCAAATACATAGTCTCTGTCTTATCTTTTATTTTCGCAACTGTAGCGCCTGTAATAGCAAGAGTTATATTTTTTAATGCATTAATTACACCTCCTGATTGCACAATAAAAGACATCAATTCAACTGTTTTCCATGCTCCAAAAAATGATAGTATAGCTATTTCCATTCCTGCAACAGTTTCCTGATTATTGCCCATCCAATCTCCAATTTTACTTAATGCACTTGCTATTAAATTAAGTGTATCTACTATCACTCCTCCTGTCCACTTTGCTATCGGTTCTAGAAAATTATTCCAAAACCATTGAAATACTGGTTCAAAAGCTGTTATTACTTGATTCAAAATCTTTAATGCTCCTGCTATCAGATCTAGAAATGCTGGTAATACATCGTTTATTGTCCAAGCAGCTAATTTTAAAAGAACATTATCATAAAACCATAACAAGCCATTTCCAACATTTTCAGTAAAGGGTTCTAGGGATTTCCATAAATTATCAAATGAATTTTTTAGTTTATCAAAATTTATAGATTTCATTGCATTTGCTGTTGAATTTAAAAAGTGTGGTAATGCATCTGATATTACATAATTTCCTAATGGTTTTAGATAATTATTGTAAAAGCCATCCAGTATTTTTCCACATCCTTGTCCAAAATAAGAAATAGCCTCCTTTAAATTATTAAAGCTCTGTTTTAATGGTTCTAAATTTACCCCATTTAATATGTTTTCTATATCACTTGCTTGTTTTTTTAGATTATCTGTTAAATTTAGTCCACTTGTATCTATTTTTCCTCCTGAACCGCTTCCACTGGAAGAACTATCACTATCATCTTTCTTTAATATTTGTGCAGTATCAAATGAAGCCAAACTTTTTAGATCTTTAGCAGATTTTTTGGCACTATCTCCAATTCCACTCACAGCGTCACTCGCTTTTGATGCATCGGACGCTAAGTTTGAAACAGTACTTGTGCTATCATCTCCTCCTGCATTTCCGAATATCATTTCTGTAAATGATTTAAAAGCATTTGCTAGAACTTGTAGTTTTGAAAGTACCATATTTATTCCTTTTATAATAGGTGTAAAAATATTAATAAACCCTTGTCCTAATGTTGCTTTTAATTCATTAAACCTTAAGCTTAATACCCTTGTTTGGTTTGCCCAACTATCACTAGTTCTTGCAAAATCTCCATTTGCTATATTTAATTTATCCAATACAAATTTATATCTTAAAGCCACTTTTTCCTGTTCAGACATTTTAGACGTTGTTTTTCCATAACCATTTGCCAATGCGTATTGGTCAAGTGCATTTTGTGTCATTACAACACCTAAGTCTTTCAATGTTTCTGTTTCTCCAGTGAATACTGACTTTAATTTTGTGTATGCTTCATCACTTGATAAATTATAGAATGAAGCAACATCACCTGTTAATCCTGTTAAAGTTTCTGACATTGCTAGAGCTTCTTTATTAGAAAAGTTAAATGCTTTTGCCATTGCTCCAAATGTACCAACATACTTTTTAGTTACAGTTTGACCCAAACCAAATTGAGTTATTGCATTTTCAGCAAATCTATTTACTTCTGTATTTAAACTTCCAAAAGTAACATCAACAACATTCTGTACTTCTGTCAAATCAGACCCTAAATTAATACATTCTTTGCCAAAATTTACTATTGCTTTAACAGAAAATGCTGCTACCGCTAATTTACCAATTTTCTTTAATGAGTTCTCTATTCCTGAACTTTTTATTGTATTTGTTGTATCTTTTAGTCCTTTATTAAATGGATTTGAATTTAATAATAATTCAAAATCAACAGAGCCCACATTCGTACTCATACCTACTCCTCCCCTCTTTTTTAGGATAAAAGCAGGTATTGGCTAACTACTCACCACTAATGGTCGTGTTGCTCACTCTGTCTTTTTCATCTATATCAATTTTAATTGTTTTCTTACATCTTATACATTTTATTTCACCCTTGCATTTTTCAACCTTTAATAAAAGTTGATTACAATTAGGGCATCTTACTTCTGTCATTTGTTATCACCAGCCATTTCTTTAAATGCTTTTTGAAATTCTGTAATAACTTTTTCATAATCTTCTTTGCTCATTTTCTTTGCTAATTTATTTCTATATTTCCATCTTATATTTTTTTGCTCTTGTGTGAAGTTTTTTAACATTTCTTCATCATCTTCACTGCGAATTTGAACAATGTTTCCGCAGTGGTGTATCTGGCATCAACCCAGATATAAGATTACACAATTCTGCATAACTCATTGTGTCTACTTCTTTTCTTATTCTTATTCCATATTGTTTTGCTAAACTTGCCTCAATCAAAGGCCAGTCTTCTTCCATGTCGTACCATAATTCTGTTTCATTATTTGTTTTGAAATCGTTTTTCCATTTCCTCATAAGTAATTTCATTTACTTGTGCCATTATTGCTATAATAATAACTTTTAAGTCTGCAACTTTTACTTTCATTCCTTTTATTTCTTCTAATGCTTCTTTTCCTAGTAATAATTCTATTGCTTTAAATAATCCATCTAAACTATCGTCTTTTTTAAATAAATCTTGTGCTTTCAACATTGTTTCTGCTCCGCAGTCTACTTCATATGTTTTACCTTCTGCTATTGTTATTGTTTGTGGTTCGTGACTTAATTTTGAACTAATATCTATATTTGCCATTTCAAATTCCTCCTAAATATATTTATAAGAGGCCTTTAAGGACCTCTTACTTTTTAATATCTTATTTTTTTACCGCTTGTGTTGTTTCAACACTTTGTGGTGATGCTTCTGTGTATGTTGGTTTTCCATTTGACATTACATCATACTCTAAAGGTCCAACTTCTGTTGATTTACCAATTGCCATATTTGTAATATTAAATATAGCATTTTCAAATACTAATTTGTCTCCATTTGGAAAAGTCCATTGAAATGTTCCTTCTGCATCTCTTCCATTCTTCATAAAGAATCCAGCAACATAATCATTACCTTTATCTCCATAATTTCTTTTTCCAGATACAGAAATTGTAATAGATTTAGATGTCATCAATCTTCTAACCCATCCTTTTGTATCATATGGGTTCCATTCTTCTACTCCATTATCTAATTTAACGCTAAAAGATTCCATATCAGCAATGTCGCTTAATGATTCTAAACTTATTCCAGCTTGAAATTGATTTTCGTAACATGGATATACTCCTGATTTTGTTCCCATTATTTTTCACCCTTTCTATATAATAAATTTAATTCTATTGAAAACTTGTAAATATTGTTTTCATCTGCACCTAAGTCAATAGGTCCATTATATAAACACTCAATTGAGCAATTATAATCATCAATAAAAAAAGAACTACAGTCTAATAGTTCATAAATCTTATTGGCCATTGTTTCAGCCATATTATAATTTTTAGTCCATCTTAACAGTAATGTAACTGGTAATATTCCATAACTTTTCAACTTTTTATATTTAGAATTATCTTCTAATTGTCTACGATTAGCATACAAAGCAATTGCTTTATCTTGATTTTCATCCATTTGTCCTATATACCATTTGGGGCAGTCTGTAATAATATTTTTTAAATAATCTCTTATTTTAGATACACTCATTCTTGCTATCATTATCCATTTCTCCTTTTTAACATTTGTTTAAAATATTTTATTGGTAAATCTTTCTTGATTCCACTAATATAATCATCAAAATAATACTGTTTTGCATTAGGATTTTTACCTTGTTTTATATGTATTTCTGGGTCGAAATAAACCTTTCTTGCATATACTGTATCTACAACTATTCTAGCCACGCCTTTTATAACTTTTTTATCATCTACAAAAGTGCTATCATTTTGCATTGTACCAGTATCAAATGGCATTGTTTGACTTTGAATTAAATCTGTTTTTACCGCTTCTGCAGTATCTATCAATGCTAATCTTGCATTTTCTAATAATCCATTTATATTTTTAGTATTATACGTTATTTTCATATTAAATCAACTCCAATGTTGTATGATGAACGGTTCCATCTGGATTTCTAGGTCTACTTGCTTGATAAATTTCATATTCTATATCATTTATTATTACTTGTCCACCACTTATTTTCTTTATAGTTGGTGCTATATCTCCAAGTAATATTACTTTTCCTACAAGTTGAATCTTTCTTCCATCTGAACTAATTATAATTTTAGTTGTTTCAACAAATCTACATTTTTGATTTTCTAAATTCAAAGAAGTTAAAGGCTCACCATCTTCTGATAAGCCTTCTTGATATATAACTACATCACATTTATTATTTAATAATCTTTCCAAGTGCTTTGGATTTAACCTTTTTATCATATAATCCTATTTGTTAATCCTGTTCTTTTTAAATAGAAAAAGGCTAATTTTGATATATTTAGTTTATCCGCCATTTCTTGTGATTCCTTTTCATTTACTGTTAAGTCCCCACCTATAGAATAACTAGATATACTATTATCATCATATATGCCTTCTTCTTTTATATATTCTGACTGTAAACACGTCGCTTTAATTATTAAATCTTTTTGCTGTGTTGTTAAATTATTAAATCCTCTTCTTTCAATTCTTGTTAATGTAGCTCTGTTAATATCTATTGAGGCTAACTCTAAATATTTTTCTGTTTCTTCACTTTCTAATACTTTAGAACCATATTTAGAATAGTCCTCCTTTGTTGCATAAACATTTATCATTTGCAACACCTCTTATTTTACTTTCTTTTCTAACTCTGCAATTTTTGCAGTTAATTCTTCATTAGCTTTTGCAAGTTCAGTCTTTTCTTCTTCAACTTTTACAATTTTTACAGTTAATTCTTCATTAGCTTTTGCAAGTTCAGTCTTTTCTTCTTCAACTTTTACAATTTTTACAGTTAATTCTTCATTAGCTTTTGCAAGTTTTTTTAATTCTTTTTCTAAATCTTTAGAAACTACTTTTTTAGTAGCTCCTAACTTAGAATATCCTCTAGCTTCATATTGTGCTAATTCTTCCTCTTCGATAGACAATAATACATTATCTTTTACTATTTTTATTTTAGACATAGTAACCTCCTATTCTCCAGCATATTCAGTTGTGTCAACATCAACATATATACTGTCAATTTTATTATCTTTTCCATTTGGGAATACAAATGTATCTGATAAACTTCTATCTTGATATAGATATCCATCACCTTCTGTATGTTGACCTGGATTAAAATAATAAATACTTGCAATTTTAGGAACTGTTTTAACAGTTAATGGAGATGCTATTAATACATTAATTTTATGAGAACCTGTTACCGCTGCTACATGGTTGCTTTCATTTGCTGCTACTTTCTTAACTGGTACAAATCCATCTGTAAAATCAAATTTATCATAAAATCTTTCATCATCAATTACTTCTATTAATGTTACACCATCAATATCTGTAATTCTTGTTTCTATACCAATTCCACCTTCTGCAATTTGTGTCATTTCTATTTTTCTTGTAAAATCTGTAGATTGTTCTAATAAGTCCATAATTGTAGAATTTACATATGCAATTAATGCACCTTTTGCTACATATCTTCTTAATTTTCCAGCACTTAACATTGCTTTTAATTTTCCATATACATTTTCTTTTGTATATGAAGACAATGCTGTTGAACTATGATATCCATCTAATTTTTGTGCTTCTGTAGCAACTTTTGAATAGAAATATGCATCCATTTCTGGTATTTGTTGTGTTTTGTGGAATACTTCTGAAATATTTTTTATAGATGCTGTTTCATTTGTTTCATCTACATCTATTTTGTCTACTAAGAATGAAATATCTCTATCATGTGTTAATGTAAAAGGTACATCAGTTTGTGCAAATGTTCCTTTATTCCATCCACCTAATCTACTATGTGATTTATAACCACTTGTACTCATCTGTGTAAAATGAAATGTTTTTGCACTTAACCATTTAACTGCTGTAGTTACGAATGGTGAAGTTAAAGATTCTTGCTCCATAATTTCTAATAGGTCTGGAGACCATACCTCTGCATAATTTAATGCCATAATTAATTACCTCCTAAAATGAATTAAACCTGTTCCATCTTTTTGTGGCTACAGGCTTTTTGTTTTTTTGACTTTCATCAGAGTTACTTTGTGTTGCTCCGAATTTAAATCCTTTTTCTTCTTTTTCTTCTTCCTTTGCTATTTTTAACTCAGGAAATTCAGAAATTACTGCGTTGATTTCATCTTCTAGTTTCTTAGCATCTAATACACCGTTTTCTAGAACTTTTGACATATCAACTAATCTTGCTGCTCTTTCAACTTTCTTAACATCAACCCCTGCTTTGGCCATAGCAAGTGCTATTTTGTCAGTATAGTCTGCTTGAACAGTATCTTTTTGTTCTTCTTGTCCTTTGTCTTCTTGCCTATTTTGAGTTTCTTGAACTTGTTTAGAAGTTTCTCCCTGTTCTGCTTTTTCAGCACCTTTGGCATACATTCTTCTAATAAATCCATCTAACTCATCTTGATTTTTGAAAACTATTGAACCGTCGTCACCTTTTTGTGCTACTTGTTTTTTAGTTTTCTCACCCTCATTTTTGTTTTCAGTTTTTTGCTCTTTTTGAGCATTATCTGTTGTAGTTTGAGTATCTACATTTTCTTTTTTTTCGTCTTCCATATTGGAACCTCCCCCGTTTAAGGTCCGTCGACCATAATTTTTGCAATAAAAAAAGAGCCTATTTAAAGCTCTAATTCTAAAAATGGCACAAGTTAATGGATTTGAACCACTACAAACAGTTTTGGAGACTGTTGTGCTACCTATTACACTAAACTTGCATATAAAAAGCACCTACATTGCTGTAAGTGCTTGTATATTATTTATCTAAATTATCAATTGCATATTGTGCTTCACTTTTTGTAAAACCTTCTACTGATGAAATCAATTGATTATATATTGCTTTACTTGACATATTCATACTTGTTTGATATGTCTTTGCCTTTTCTAATGCGTTTTTATTCCAATCTGCTTCTATATTGTCTATTGCATACTGTGCAGCTTCTTTTGTAAATCCCTCCACTGATGAAGTTAATTGATTGTAGATACCTTGCTTTGACATATGTAGTGAATTAGAATAAGTTTCTGCTTTTTTTAACGCATTTTTTTCTTCTGCAGTAGGTTCTTTACCTAAAGAATAAACTATATTAATTTTATCTCCTTGATGTGCTACTTTATTTGCAGAAATACTTTGACTAACAAAATTTCCTTTTGCAATATCATTTGAATATTCTTCTATTATTTTTCCGTTAATTTTATTAGCATCCATCCATGCTTTTACTTCTTCTTTTGACATAGTACTAAAATCTACTATAGTAACTTCTACTGAATTATCTTTTTGATAATTATTAGTTGAAGTATTAACTGTATTATTGCTTTGTGAAGCACCTATAATTATTCCTATTCCTATAATAATTATCCAAAACCAACTTTTTTTATAAAATGATTTCTTTTGTTCTTTTTCATGACTTGCCATAATAATTCCTCCTTTTATTTTATTATAAAAAGATTATATCACTTTTAATTAGATTTTTAAGTCGAATTTTGTCGAATAATATAAAAATTTATTTTTTATTAAACCATTCTTCAATTTTTCCACTTTTAACTGCTCTTGCAAATTCTTCTCCTTCTTCTTTCTCTTGTTCAGTTAATTCTCTATATCCTATAACTTCTCCACCTATTGGCATTGATATTCGCACTAAGAATTTATCGTGTTCACTTAATTCTTTATATCTATCCCCTTTTTCTTCTTCTGTAAGATTATTAAAATCCTCTAATGATAAATTACTCATCTATTTCCTCCCATAAAATATAATATGTACCATGTTGTTTTACTATATTTCTTGTTACAAATTTACTATTTCTTGGATATAATATTTCACTTTCAGTTTCATTGTATTTTCTTATATCCTTAGCTCTGGTTGAATTTACATATATTTTTATATTTGCATTTTTATTATAACTTTCTTTATCTGAAAATGATAAATATTCTTTCCAATTTTCTATTTTCCCTATTTTATTCTTTTTTAGAAAATCTTTCAACAATTCTTTGTCTTTTATTTCTAATACTCTAACAATATTTCCATTGTAGTTATTACATTTATTTAGTGCACTATCTAAATTGTCCCTCATTCTTTTCTGTTCATCTGTTAATTTTATATTATTTCTTAAAGTTTCATTTATTTTATAACTTTCTGAACTAATGTATTGGTTTACTGCATATTTTTCTTCATTTGATAACCCTATTTTACTACTTTCTATTTGTTTTTGCAATTCATTAGCTTTATTTTTATAATTTATTACATTTTCAGGTAATAAACTACCTGCTGCTAATCTTTGATATTGTTTCTGTCTTTGTTGCAAATATTGAGTATATTTATCTTCTTCATCATGACTATGTTTTGCTTTTGTTACTTCTTCTGGTTCTTCATTTATGTCCTCATAATATGTACTAATTCCATGATGACACCTTGGCTATAATTTCTATAATTATCGGACTATCTCATAATATCTTTTTTAGATATCCAGTGCGCTTCGAGTAGTACATCTCTACCCTACTTCCTTTCGGAATAGTCTCTACACTTTTTATTGACTAATTTTTATATCTCCAAATAAATCCTCCTGAAGTCATTCTTTTACCTTTGCAAACTTCACATATCGCTTTTGCTCCAGTTTGCCTTGTTGCTTCCCTTGTAGACTCATATTCTTTTATAAAATTCCCTTTTAAATCATATTGTAAAACAGCTTTTTTAGGTGAATATTCTTTTTGTCTATTATTGCCTAATACTCTTACACAATGTAACTCATTCTCACTGTATGTTGCCCATTCCAAATTATTTACATTGTTATTACTTTTATTTCCATCAATATGATTTACTGTTGCTTTATTATTTTGATTATTTAAAAATGTTTCAGCAACAATTCTATGTATATATTTATGAGTAACTTTATTTTTCTTACATAATCCAACAAATAAATAACCTCTACTATTATTTCCAGGAGATAATATTTTCCCTTTATAAAGGATATCTTTTATCCCATTACTTGCATAATGGTCTAAACTTCTTATTTTACCTGTATTACTCACTTGATATAAACCTTCATATCCTTTTATATCTTTCCATATTTCTTCCACTTTCATCACCTTTTGGATTATACCACAATTGTTTACAATAGTCAATAACTTAGCACGGGATTGGGATTTCTCCGTTCCCCGTTAGCATACTTTCGTACACACCCACTTTGTAATGTGGTTCACACTGTTTCAGTTCCACCCAATTTCTTAAAATCAATGGAACAACCCACCTTCGATTGCTTGGGATAGTAGAGGGTAATTTTTACTACTATCCTTATTCAGGATTTCTGTTCCACCTGCCCATACATCATCTATATAAACTCTGCCTTCCCATTGTGTACATTTATCACAAGCTCCACCATGTTTTGATACATATACTAATGAATTACCTAATTTTTTACGCATTTCACCTTCACCCATTAGATTTGCTCTTTTATTTGCTGTTCTAATAGCCATATCACAGTAATCTGCAATATTATGCTTTGTTCCATTTTTATATTCAATACAATTAAATCCTCTTGATAAAAAATCTTTACTAGCAATATCAATTGCTTGTTTTACTGTTCCTGCTCCTGTATTAGCAAATACTTGTGCTTTATATATTATTTGTCTGTATTGGTCATTTGCCATTCTCAAAGTTGCATATTTTACATCTTTCATGTCATTTTTTGTACTTTTTATTAATGCATCTAATTTTCTATGATTTAATCCAAAAAAAGATCCACCTAATTGTGAATCTTCTTTTCTTATAATTCCTGACTGTATTGCCTGTTTATTTGTTCTTCCTGCACCTTCTTTGAATTGCTCTTTTATATGTTTATATAAATATCTATTTAACCATTTTGTGTTGTTGTTAAATATTTCTTTATTTGTCTTTTTATAATCTTCAAATTGTTTTATTTTTAATGCTTGCCATTGTGGCCAATCAAATCCTTTGGCTTTTTCGTCTTCTTTATGGCTCCATAATGTTCTTTTCATAGAAGCAATTAATTGTAATTCAATTTCTTCCATTACTTTTTTTATATCATATTCATTTTGCACTTAATCACCTACTCTAATGGTTCAATTATATTAGGTTCTTCTTTTTCAATTATTCCCGCTTCTTCTTTTAACCTTTTTACTTCTTGTTCTTTTTCCTCTTTTGTTAAGCTATCGCCATACATTGTATCTACAGACTTTTCAATACTCATTACATTTTGACCTGGTCTAGCTTTTGATACCGTTTCTACTGTTGCTTCAAATGAAGGATTTGCATACTCTTTAAAATCTACTATTGCTTCATATTCTCCTGCTGTTTTTTCTTGTGCTTTATCATATGTTTTTAAACATATTTCAACTAACTTAGGAATAACTTTTTCCAATACATCTATTACTTTTCCTCTTGTATATTGTGTTGCTTTTTCTTTTTCTCTTTGTGCATCTGCATTGTCTAATTTTTTTACATCTATTCCTAATGTTGATGGGCTTATTAAACCTTGTAAACACAAATCTAATGCTGTTATATATGACTGTAACATTCCTTCATAATCAAAGTCTCCTTTTTCTCTTGTAATTTTACTACTTTCTGTTTCTGATGTTGTACTTCCTACTTTAGCATATCTATTATCAAATGTGTTTGGTTTTAATAAATCCCCATTTTCATTTGTAGGTATTAGATCCTCTGGAATATATGTTATTGTTCTGTTATCTCTTAATGCATCTATCCATTTGCTCCATACTTCGTCAAAACTATCAAAAGCGTCTAATTTCTTTTCTAATATGCTTTGGCCTCTACCTCTATATTTCTTTGATTTATTGAACATCATAGGCACAGCCATCATAAATTTAGTATCTGTTGGCTCTTTCAAGTCTGTTGTTTCTGGAATAGAATTGTAATCTTTCATTGGCTGGTCATTTTTATATAATTCATATTTTATACCGTCTTTAGAATACTTTTCAAATAAAGTATAACAAACATCTTTTTTAGGATATTTATTTTTAAAGTTTATTCCTGTTATTCTTCCTCTTGTATATTCATAGTCGACATCTTGTCCAGAGTAAAACTCTATTATAGGATATTTACTTATATCTGTGTCATAACTTATTTTAAAAGCACCATCACATTGCACAAATACATCAATTATTGCTTGTTTTAATGTTTCTTTGAAGTCATTTTCTTTTGCTATTTCTTCCCAATTTGTTTGTGCTTCGTTGTTTCCTTTAACTTCTATTTTATTAAAACTATCAACTATTATATCTGCTAGCATATCAACTATCATAGCAGGTAAGCCAGTATGTATTTTTCTAAAGTTTATACCATTTGTACTTTGTGCTGCCCAAAACTTAGCATTTCCCATTAAATCATCTGTTTGTGTATAATATTGATGCAATTCTGATGCATCTCCTCTATACCACAATAGATTTCTAAAACAGTTACCTTCAAATGTATTTGTTTCTTGTATTGTTATTGTATCTCCTACACTTGGTTGTATTTCTAACCAATTTCGTATTACATTTTTTATTTTATCATTTACTGTCCCCATTTTATTCCTCGCTTTCAGTTGTTACTGTTTCACTATCTTGACCTTCTATTATTCTGATTACTTCTATTGTTGCTTGTTCTTTATATTGTTTATATTTTAATTCCTTTTGTATCAATTCTTCATATCTACTTTGATCTATCTCAATTGTTGGTGTTTGAAATAATGTGCTTCTTGTACTCATATATTATTCCTCCTCATCTTTAATCAATTTCTTTATTACTTCCCAATTTCCAATTTTCTTTTTGTGAGGTAACCAAGCATACTGGCAACCATTTATTGAGTGGTCGTTTCCATCTTCAGGTTGATTATCTTCATCAAATGAATATTTATTACATTCATCTATATAATCTTTGCAAGTTTCAACAATTAAAAAATCACCAGTATTCAACCAACTTTCTTGTAGTTGAACTCTAGTGATTATCTTTGTCTTTTTCCATGCATTTTCAAAGTTATATACTAATGCATTTTGCCTTTTTGCTTTGTTTGCTTCCATTATTGTTCCTTGGTCTGCATTATCTATAAAACATGTTCTAGCAAATCCCCATTCATTTTTGAACTCTTCCATAAATTGTATTATCCATTGAACCACATCTGATGGTGCAAATGGTATTGTTCTATCTTTATTATTAAATGTTCTTTCTTTCAATAAAACACATTTATTATCTGTTGTTATTCCTACACCTTCTAAAGTTACTTTGTCGTGACTTTCTTTTGAGTATGATGTATCACAACCAATAGAAAATAATTTGAATTTCATTTTCTTAGCTTCTTCTACTGTTATTATGTTTTTAGGTTGTAAATTGAAGCATAAGCCTGTTGCTTTTCCTCTTAGTCCTTGTATTTTGTTTTTATATAACTTTGTTCCTATTGGTGCTACTGTTTTTTTCTTTTCTATTTCTTCTTCTGTCAAACCTTTGTTATCATAAAAAGTAAAAAACCAATATCTGTAATTTTTCTTTGGCTCAACTTTATTTAGCTCTTTCATTATTTCCATTGGTACGTCATTAGCATACTTCTTATATGGTCTAGCATGATTTATTACTTCATCATAAATAGGTAAATTAGGATCATCTGGATTTAATGTTATGCACAAGTAATCATTCCTTGTTAAGATTTCTCTAACAAAATCTATATCAGCTATATTACCTTCATCTATGTATACACAACCATATTGACCACCTAAGGCATTTTCCCATTGGTCTTTATTTTTATAACTTAGCACATATATAATTTTGTTTTCAAATTTTATATGTGGAAACTTATGGTCTTTATCTCCATTTCCACAATATATAGCATTTCTATGTATATCTATTATTCCATTATCTTGATTTATTATATTTTTTTCTGCAACACCTGTTGTTCTTGCTGCAATTATATGCTCTTTTTTACTAGATGCTGATATCATTCGCATAAATTTAACCCCTGCTGCTACCGTTGTTTTTCCTGAGGCTGTTGTTCCTTCTAGTACATCTACGTCAACATTTTCAGTTGTATTGCAAAAGTCAATATATTTTTCTGATAATTCAAAGTCTTTTTCTTCGTCATTCATTTAGTCCTTCACCACCTAATTGTTTGCAAATATCTGCAAATTTTTTAGAAGGTTCTACTTCATTCTTTATTCTTTCTGTAGGTTTATATCCTGCTCTATCAAGAATATCTTTTACTGCTTGCATTTTTATATATTCGTTATTTGATTTTAATAGTTTCTTCAGTTCCTTTTGTGCTTCTACTGCAAGTGAACCAAAATTTTCTTTTATATTTTGCTCTATTTCATTTTTAAATTCTTTATCTTTTTTCCAGTTGCATATTGTCTGTTCTGTTATTTTTAATTCTTTTGCTATTTGTTTTTGTGTTTTATTTTCTATAACCATTAAGTTTATACATTGCATTTGTTTTTCACTTAACACTTGGTTCACCCCTTCCTAATTAAAATTTATTAAAATTATTTTCTTTTAAATTGTTTTATCATTACATCTATTATTGTAACAAAAATAAAAAGAGTAAATGCTATTGCTATTACTCCTATACAACTTAATATTATTCCTAAAAATATATTCCACATAATCTTATACCTCTTTTCCTGTTACTTTGTCTACTATCTTTACTATAACATCTGCTTCCCATACATAATAACTTCCAATTTTTGATACTTTTTCGTTTTGATTTTCTAATATTACTTTTTTCTGCTCTGAATTTAATTTTCTATTTGCTTTAATTTGACTTATTTGTGAATTATTACATTCATAACCTTTTTTATTTAATATATTCACAACCAAATTATTTTTAACTTGAGATATTTTTATACTAAGATTTTTTAATTTCTTTGATTTTACTTTTAAATACACTTTCATTCTCCTTTTTTGGTTTATATCTAAAACAATAATCATAGTATCTACATTGTTCACATTTTCTTTGCATAGTTAATCTTGTCTCTCATAATACACACACTTTGTACATACTATATTATTGTTTTTAAATATTCTTATTTCACAATCATTTTTGTTATTGTTTTTACATCTTGTACAATATTCTTTTTTATATTTTTCTATTCTTTCTTGATTAGTCATACGTACTCCTTCTTTTCTATTTATAAACACTATGTAATGATATAAAGTTGGAGTCGAACCAACATACATTGCGTTTTTCCTTCGCCCTCTTTTACCAGTCAAGAGTATATTTGTTACCGAACAAATAAAAAATTTCAGGAGTTGAACCATTTTTTTATATCACTACATATTATTTTATAAACTTTATATAAGATATAAAGAGTTGTATTTCCTCAGATTTACAACCCCCTGTTTCTACAGAATTTTATTTATAACCTCTATGCAAGATATAATGGGAATGTACGTCTTACGTTTGCAATTCTGCATACATTTGTAATAGCTTTTTGCTCTCCTTGTAAAACTTCTATTACTACTTATTACTCAACCAATTTGGAGAGTCTCTTTTTTATATCCTGCATACAACTTATAAATATTAATTAGAACTTGCTAGGAAAGTTCTATACCATCAACTTTGATTTTTTATCCTACAAGGATTCTATTATCAGTTACCTAGCATTATGGTAATATCTGATTAATTTTCATAAAATATTTGTTTCCCATATTCTACTGCTACTTCATGTTCTATTTTGCACCCTCTTGCTCTTTCCCAACCTTTCATAAACACAATTCCATCTACTTTTCCTATGTATCTTATTGATTGAGATAGCATATATATTGCCATGTCTTCATCTGATGGTGCATTCTCAAATATTGTATCTATTACTTCATGTCCTTTCTCTTCTACCTGTTTTATTAATTCTTGTCTTTCATTTCTTATTTGTTTATTATTTTTTCCTCTCATAGGTTGACTTATCATTATTTTCATATTCTTCCTCTTTTCTCTATAATTTTAAACATAAAAAAAGAGCCTATCTTTTTTGATAAACTCGATTTTTATTTGGCAGGACGTACGGATTTGCACCGAACCTTGGAATCTAACTAATATCTCGACAACATTATCTTTGCTTCAAATGGCCGTCCCATATTTTTTATATTATTTCCAAGGTTTCTTCCATTTTTTTTATTCATAGGCGTTCTCCCCTTTCTTTTGATTACTTGTTCAATTTCATCTAATACCAGTCCCAATATCGTTGGAACAGGTTCTATAATTATAAGGGTTACCCACAAAACAAATTTAATTAATTTCAAGATATTAAATGTTAGCTATGTTAAATATATTAATTATATATCATATATTACAATAAATTTCAATATTAAAGAGCAAATATTTAAAACATTTACTCTTCTAAATTAAATAAAAATTATAAGGGGCTTTATTTTTAATTTTCGTCACATTGAATTTGATATTTCCATCTGCGACTTTTTATAATTTTTCTATTATAATTATACTACATCAGAAGCGAACTTTTAAATACAATTTTTGCGAAATTTTAGCGAAGTTTTTGCGAAATTATGTATTTAGTACCTCTAACATATCTTTTAAAGCTACATCCCTTATATTTTGTAATTGCTTTACTGATAAATATCTTGGAAATTGATTTTCGTACTCTTTTGCAACTCTTTTCCAATCTCCTTTTTCACTATTTATATAAAATTCACTAATTACAAATCGTTGTTTTTCACTAAGTATTGTTAGCAAATTTTTTACTCTTACGATTTTTTTATTTAATATATTTTCTTCTGCTTCACATTCTATTATTTTTGAACTTAAATAATCTCTATCAAATTTGTTTATATGATTTAATTCTTTTTTATAATTCATTGCTGTATTTGACACTTTATCAGATATATTATTTGTATTACTATGTATACTAT